AACTATACCAGCTTCTTGTCGCTTTACTGCTTCTAATGCTTCTTGAGGTGATAAACCAGGATGAGTCTTTTGATATTCTTGTGCTTTCATCTCGGCTTCTATATTTTTAGTATATGCGGTTTTAACTCCAGGTTTATCACCACCAGTTATACCTTGCCATGTCTTGGCACCCCATTCACCGATACCTTTACCTACTTTACTACCTGCAAGACCGCCAATGGCTCCGCCAATAAGAGCTCCAACAAGTGGTATTGGTATTACTGCTTGACCTATAGCTGCACCACCTAATGCACCACCTAAACCACCTGCGGCTCCAGTAACTGCACCAGTCTTTTTAACATTAGCTTCGTCTTTTGTTATTGTGCCCGCTTTTTCAGCTTCATCAGCTTCTGTATAGTCTGAGTATCCTTCATAAGCTGCGATACCACCAGTCAATATTCCACCGCCTATCTTAAGTGCTTTAGAATTCTTAGCAGCAAACTTAGCTAATGTTCCTAATTTACTTGCACCTTTTCCACCTTTGGCCAGTGATTTAGCCGAAGCAATATCACCTGCAGCTTCTATAGCACTACCTAATACTCCACCACCTCCAGCAGATTGCATATTTTGTATAGCAGCTAATAGTTCTGCATCAGCTTTAGTTTTACGTTCATTCTCAACTTTTGTGATAGCGATTAGTTCGTGGGTTGCATCAGCACCAGAACTCATAGCTTTTAATGTATTTTCTTCTTCTTGAGATACATTTAACTTATCATCTTGTGTTTCTTTTTCTTCATCTTCTTTAGATCTTGTTACACCGGCTTGCTTCATTAATCGCTCTTCGCGTACAGCTGTAGCGTTATCAATCATGCCTCCAGGTTTAACTAAACCCGATGATAGAGCTAAACCTCTAACACTGCCTAATTTCCAACGTAATGAGTTAGTATCAAACGCGCCACCTTCTTGAGGTCTGCCTAAGATCTTTTCTTTAAACTGCTGACCGATAGGTCTATAATCTAGTGCACTTTGTGGCTTTTGTTTATTATCTCCACCACCTACAGTTGGCAATAACTTAGCTAATGTTTTATTTAAAGAATTTAAGTTATCTACTAGTTTCTTTTGACTATCAACTAATGTCTCAGCTCTTTGTTCTTCTTTCTTATCAGAGTCTTTAAACTCAGTAGCCAATTGTGATGCATCAATAGCAGGTTTAACTTCTACAGCACCTAATTGTGCGACTAATTGTTTCTGTGCATCAGGACTTAAGTTCTCAGGAGACCACTCCTTATTGAACTTATTCATTGCCTTTTCTTCAGGTGTAAGTTTCTTTGCCATTACCTATTTTCCAGTCTCTGTTTCTCTTCTTCTAAGTGTTTAACTAGCATAGCAACATAGATCTCACGTTCAAATGGGAACATCTCTTCAATCTCAGTCAACGAATACTTATGATATTGTAGTAGAGCGAAGTTCATCTTATAATAATTAGCTAAGCTCTCGTGGCTGAGATTAATTAAAAAAAACTTTGTAGGCCCTCTAGTTTCTTAATATGATGCTTATTACATACGGGGCAATCATATTCAATATCTTGTGATAACTTAGGCATCGTTATAAAGAAGTTCTCTATCTTCTTAAACTGTTCTTGTGTCAAGTTTTCAAGGAAAGTAATTAATTCTTCTCTAGTATGATCTTTAGAATTAAATACTTCTTCAGTACTATAGATACTTTCGATACAATCTGATACAACATCAAAGATGGTTTCAGCACTATTATTACCAAGCTTATCTAACTTCTCTAATGTATCTAGACTTGGGTTCTTCATGATAACACCGACATCGTCGAATAATTCGATCTTACTATCGTGCCCTTCAGGGAACTTAACTTCAAAGTTGGCTATATTAAGGTTAACTTGTGCCTTAGCCTTTTCATCTGTACATGTATCGCATAAGAATAATAACTCTACGATCTCACCTACCGATTTGGCTCTGATCTGAGTAAACAAATACTCATAATCAAATACTGCAAGCTTATTAGCATCAATATCACCTATAATACAGTCAGCTATTATAGCTTTAAGAGTATTAATCATGACCTTTGGGTCTTCTGATTGTTGTGCTATTAATAAAGCTTTTTCTTCTTTAACCAGGAATGGTCTAAATTGTACTTCTTTCTTTGTAGATGGTATTGTCACGTTATATAATGGTGCATTCATCTTTGGTAATGCCATACTATTCTCCTCAGTTTAATTTAAGCCTGTATGATTTTTTGATATAGATATAGCTTCATTTTGTGTTTCAGTATCTACAGACGATGTAATTTCTTCATCTACATATAAATTAGTAGTATATCCTAATAGGATCCAAGATCCATTATCATCATAGTAAAAATATTCTGTAATGACAGCTTTTTTATTATCACTATTTAATATACCAATTTCTCTAGTTTCTAATGTACTGCCGCTTGGTACTACGCTTGTATCAATCATTTGCTTCTCCTTTATTCATGTCTTTAATCATTTTACTCAATTCACTTGTAGATCCCACAAATATTGCATTATTATTAGTGACTTGTTTATTTGGTTGACCTTCAGCATTAGCTTTAGGTGTATCCAACTTTTGTTTACGTTCACTTAATGCTAACAGTTGTTCGTTAGTGTCGGCCAACTGTTTCATTAAATTACCTACTACTTCAAAAGCTCTTGGATGCTCTGATTGTTTGGCTATCTCTAGCGCATGAAACAACGCATCTTGTCCTTGGTGTAATAACTTATGTAAGTTGTTGCGAGCTGAGTCATAATCATAGTTAACGTTCTCTTCTACTTTATTAGAAGTTAGAACAATTTCTTGCCCCGTGCTTGCAACTTCGCCCTGTTTAAGAGGTTCTACATCAAATATCTTTGATAAATTGTCATCAGCTTTCATAATAATACCTTTATATTACACGATCTTACGTGTTGGTGTTGTCCTTGTTGTTGCAGCTACTGGTATAGGAGCTGGATCCTCTCCAAATGCTGGAGCAGATGATGTTGTATCAACTACTGGAGCTGCGGCTGGTTCATCATATGTCATTGGCGCTTGAGTTGGGAATGACGGTCTTGGCGCCGGCATGGGCGCCTCAGACTTTTTTGATGATGAGTATGCATTAGCACCAAAGAAAGCTGCTACTAAAGCAGAGATTGCCACAAAGTATGTAGGTGCAATATTACCGATGATCTTGGCTGCATCATCCACGTCTAAGTAAGAAGCTATAACGATAGTTACTGGATAGAGTAACATACCCCATAATGCAAACCATGTCATCTTACGCATAGCATCACGCTGAGCGTCTTGATCTTCAAGCTCTCTGCGTTTAAATTCTAGATACATAGCTAACTCTTCGCTACTTACGTAGCCATCACCATTTGTATCTGCTTCTTTTAAATGTTGATAAGCGTGTTGGCTTACACCTTGTTTTCTTTGTTCTGCCATCTTTCTCTCCTTAAGGCCCGTTAAAATCGTTTTGATAATTTTGGAAATCTGTTAGATATGAATTAGGTACTGCCATAGTATCACCTAACATATCTGATGTAGCTATATTAGCTGCACTAGTTGATTTCCAATACTTATAATTCATAGCAACAGACATCTTCATTACATCTTTGTTAGCGTAATCCATTTGTACTGGATTAATTGCTTTAGGATAACATTGATATAAAGTTACTTGATACCTACTATTATCCGCAATATCATACACATCTATTACTAAGTCTGTTACATAGTTCCAATAATAGTTAAATACACGAGTATTTGGATCTTGTATAGCACCCATCCAACTATCAAATAATAACTTAACTGACATAGCATTGTCAACATAGAATCCCATATTGATCGTATCAAATAATTTATTATATGGCATCTCTCGGTGTTCACCGAAGGTCTTAGCTGCTGTTGTCTCAAGCGTTAAACCAGGTAAGTTGATGTTGTCACAGTACAATAGTACCTTTCTTATATCTCTTGTATAAGTACCTTCTACTATAGCACTAGGTAGACTGAAAGTTACCGCGAACCTTGAGGTCCGCATTAACCCTTCACCAGCTACTTGTGATATGAATTCTTGTAATGATGCCATTTAGTATCCTAATGAATCTTTCCAAACATTAACTTTTGTAGCTCCAACGAACTGCTCTACCGGTAATAACATAGCTGTAGCCCAGTCAGGAGCATCTATCTTCCTAAACGTTGACCTAACATGGTCATTTAGGTAATGCTTAACACATGGTTCTGCCCATTTAAACTTAGATACACCAGCTATCAATCTCCATGAAAGTCTAAGTCTTGTCTTATCATTTAAAGTCTTATCAGTGGCAAAATCCATTAATCTCTGTAATAATACTACACGCATCTGATACGGCAAGTAGTGCATGTTTAAACCATGAAACCCTCCTGGAACCCTCTTAAATGGGAATACCAATGGGAACTTATCATAGTATGGTAACGTATCTTTATGCTTAGGATCGTATAAGAACATGTATAAGCTACCTGGTACAACTTGAGCTTTAACTACAGCTGATGCAGAGTTCATTACCTTTTGAGTAGTAAGGTTCTGCCTGCCTAATAGTATAGCTTGCTGTTGGAACCATGCCTTAGACCTAATCGCTGCTTGCTTTAGGTCATAAGAGTTCTGTCTAAATACGTCTTTAAGTTGCGCCATTACTTATTTATAAGCTAATTCAGGCCTAATTCATTCTCAGTTATGATCACAAATTCATAGCCTCTATCTTTGCAGTACTCTGTTGCAGCTCTCCATTTAGCCTGATTCTTAACGAACGTGACTGACTCTGTGATATAATGCTTTGTTTTACGACCTGGATACACTGGAGGTTGAGTCTGCTTTGCTGGTTTGACTTCTACAAGATATGTCTTGATAGTATTATCTTTGGTTTTAACCTTTATCTTAAAGTCTATGAAGTACCTATGGACTCTATTATCTGTAGGACACCTGTATGGGACCACTGTCTCCTCAGAACACCACTTAACGACTGATGGGTTCTTATCACACCATGAGGCAAAACGAGTCTCCCAACTTGATCTCATTATGATATTGGTGTAGTCTCCCTCATACTTCTCAGGAAACATTGGTTTGTATTTTCTTTTATGAAACATTCGCCAGATATTTATAAATAGTTATAAACGTATAGGATTCATACATGGCTATATCAGCAGCAAATTTCGCAGCCGGAGCAATGCCTTCTGTAAAAGAAGCAGCAAAGTTTGGCACCACTCCAGGCATAACAGAAGCTCCAACTAGTAACTATTCAGGTAGTCAGCTTGGTGTGACACGTGGTGGACCTGCTAAATTCGACACAAATGAATATAACATAAGTCAACATTCATATCCATCAGACTTAATGAGCCCATTAGGTGAGTATGGTGGCAACTATGTAGTATTCTATATTAACGTAGCTACAGACTCAAAGATCCTTAAAGATCCATCAACTCAAATTGTTTCAGATTTTACTCCTCCACAATATAGCGATATCAATGCTTTAGCCTCAAAGAACGGCACTGGTGTTAAAGGTGCACTTGCAGCTCCTACAGCTGTTGCCGTGGGTGGTCTAGCTCTTAGTGGCGGTCTAATTAATAAAAAGACATTTGCAGATGGTACAACCACAAGCGCATTATCTGGAGCAGCATTAGCTACAGGTGCAGCTGCTGTCATCGGCGGAGATGCATTAAACAGAGTTACCGGTGGAAACTTCTCAGGTAAAAAGACAAGATTAAAAACAGCTATAGCATTGCATACACCTAATACTATGTCAACCACATATAGTGTTAACTATGACGAAGAGAACCTTGATGTATATGCAATGGGTTTAGTGGCATCTGCTGGATTAGATAAAGCTATCAAGACAAAAGGTCAAAGCGGTATAGGTGGTGCTACATTAGATGCAGCAGGAGTTTCATTAGGTTTATCTAAAGTTCCAGGTATGGCTGGAGTTTCAAAGATCACTGGACTCGCACCTAACCCACGTAAAGAACAAATATTCAAGCATGTTAATTTCAGAAACTTTACATTTGACTATCAGTTCTATCCGCGTGATGAGAAAGAAGCTCAAAACGTATTAAATATCATCTATGAGTTTAAGTTACACATGCAT